ACGCTAGTTTGAGTTTAGGAGGAACCAGCAACTATTGGAGTACTGGTTATTTCGATGCTATTCAAGCGCCAAGCATTACTGGTGTATTGCAAACTGCTGCTCAGACAAATATTACAAGTTTAGGTACGCTGACTGGACTTACACTCAGTGGTACGCTAACAGGAACAACTATAAATGCTGCCGCAATTGGTAACACAGGTGCAACACTAACAGGCACAATACAAACAGCAGCACAGACAAATATAACCAGTTTAGGTACATTAACCGGATTGACACTAAGTGGGACACTTACCGGTACAACCATAAATGCTGCTGCAATTGGTAATTCAGGCGCTACACTGACAGGTACAATACAAACCGCAGCCCAAACAAATATCACTTCACTTGGAACTTTAACAGGTTTAACTTTATCGGGTACACTAACTGGTACAACGGTAGAAGCTGCTACAATCGGTAATAGTGGAGCAACTCTCACTGGTACATTGAGTACAGCAGCACAAACCAATGTTACTAGTTTAGGCACATTAACTGGACTTACACTAAGTGGAACACTGACTGGTACAACTGTTGAAGCCGCACAGATAGGTAATAGTGGAGCCACGTTAACAGGTACACTTGATACAGCAGCACAAACAAACATCACATCAGTTGGTACGCTAACTGGACTAACATTAAGTGGAAATGTGTCAGGAACTAACTACATAGCCTCAGGAAACGTTAACGCCAGTAGTTATATTATCGAAGGTGATGGTGTTTTTTGGAGCAACGGTGATCCTTACAGTTCAGGCGGCGGCGGCGCTGGTGGCTATTTTAACAGTACATTAACATCGTTCCCAGGATCTGCTGGTAACAGTGATTATGGATCAGGCGAAACATATGTAGGGGAAAGTTCGTCATTCGATGCTTTTTTAATTCCGCTTATTCCTAACTACGACATGAACGATCCTTCAGGTTCTTTAGAAACAGTTGATCTCGGAGTCCTGACATAAAAAACGATAAATATTTACGGAGTTTATTAAATGCCAACACAAGTACAATTTAGACGAGGAACTGAAGCACAAAATGACGCATTTACAGGTGCCTCTGGTGAACTTTCGGTAGACATCACCAACGACAGTATCAGAATTCATGACGGTATTACTGCAGGAGGATTTGAACCCAATGCAAAATACGCTGACTTGGCAGAACGTTACGCTACAGATGTTCCTTTAGAACCAGGTGATGTTGTTGTTTTAGGCGGCATGCAGGAAATTACTAAATCCTCACAGCCTGCAGACACAAGAGTACTTGGAGTTGTTAGTACACAACCTAGCCATAAAATGAATGCTTATGTAGGTGAATTGGCCACTAGAAATCAAACACATCCTTACATTGCACTAACTGGACGTTGTCCCTGCAAAGCCGTCGGTATTGTTAAACAGGGTGATTTAATGATTACCAGTGAAGTGCCAGGGTATGCTCAATCTACTGATCAGTATATCGGTGGCGCTGTAATTGGAAAAGCAATTACCGGTAAGGATACAGAAGATCCTGGCGAAATTGAAGTTGCAGTTGGAAGATTCTAACTTTTAAGTTTTTCCTGCGTCTTTAACTTATTTCGACTTTTTTCTAATCTGATAGTTCTAAATACGCCTGGGTGCAATGGCTTTGGAAAGAACTCCAAAGGCACCCAGCAGAATCCTTTGTGCTCTCGGTTTAAGTCTGGTACAAATTCTTCTTCTACTTTGATTAAAAATGTGTGGTAAACAAATTTTTTGTTGTCGCTGACAAACTGTTCTATGGGAATAACTTTGGCGCCTTCAATTCGGCCACCTAGTTCTTCACTAATTTCTCTGTGCAATCCCGCAAGTATACTTTCTCCACGTTCTATTTTGCCACCCACAAGTCCCCAAGTGTCGGGAAACTTGCCGTCGTTACGTAGTAAGAATAGATAACGTTTTGTAGTGGTGCAATAGATCATTGCACCACAACTTGAATTTATATTACCAGTTGCCATTTACCTGCCTCATAGAAACCTTCGTAACTCTTGGCCCAAGTATTACCGTTCCATGCATACTGTGTACCTGTGGTCATGTTGGTTACATAGTATGTATCAGTTAGTTCACTTGCATCAAATATAACGACCCAATGTTGCCCGTTGAATTGTATAATGTCGTTTGCACTGGCCACCAGTCTGGTATTGTCTGCACCGACCCAGTTGTAAGTTGCTACGTTTGCAACATTTGCAGGACTTGAGTAGTCATTAACTAACAAATATCTTGTACCATTAACAAGTTTTTGTAAATCTCGGTTAGGTCTTGAACTTTGGGGATCAATAATTGCGTTGATAGGTGAAAGTGTATTGGCTGGTATTGTGTCTACATCTACAGTATATAACAAACTAGTGTCATCGGCAGGGTTGTAAGCCACTGTACCTACAACTTCTGTTGTGCCGTCTGCTAATTCTAAACGAACTTGACTAGTACCATTAACTAAGTTACCATAAACATTTATTAAACTGCGCCATGGCTCATTTACGCCATATTCATATATGCGTTCGCTGAATACAATCTTATCACCTATGTTACCAGTAATTAAATCATTTGCTAATACTGTAATACCATTTACACTTACTACTGTAGTATTTGGGGTTGTAACATTGTTGATAAAATTGTAGGCGTTTGCTGATACATTAGCATTTGCGTTGGCGGATAAAGTAATTTCAGTGTTGCTAACAACATTAGATACTGTGCCTAAAGATATATTGTCTTGACTGACTATTGTAAATCCAGCACGTATATCTGATGAAAATGTAGTGCTCACACCGGTTATAGTGGTACTTTCAGTATTAGCAGTTATAGTGCCTGTACCGCGTTGGCTTAACCCAGTAATTAACATGTCACTGGTAATACCATCTGCATCTGTTAACACAATATTAGCATTTGCACTAACATTAGCAGCAAGTTCTTTAATGTATTGTTGTCCAAATTTGTCGTCGACTGGATCATTGTATTTTACTAAACGTAACTCATCGTTTAGTAAAATTACACCATAATCAAGAGGTGTGAGGTATTGTCTACTAAGTAGATTTGCTTCGTCGTATATTGCGGTGTCGATATTGCCGTCTGCATCGTAGATGCTGGCAATAATTTTTTGTACCACACCCAATGTTTTGACCAGCGCTGGAGCACTGATATAAATTGGCAATTCAAATGTCAATGTTGCTATGTCTATATTAGTATCTGTTCCCACAGGTACAGTTCGACTGCTCCAACTGACACCACTTAACAATACATAAGTAATGCTGGTCCAATCCACGTAGTTGTCTGTGCTTTGTATTTCTAGTGCTGGGTTGAATAATGTACAGATTTGTTCCAGAATCTGGAGTTTCTGTTCAGTGTTGCTAGTCCAAATGTCTAATTTTAAAGTCAGTCTATAAGGCACAGGCATCAAGCGTTCTACTGTAAAAGTATCACCCTGTGTAGTTGCCAGTTGCCCAGTCTGAGAATCATAATAACGTTCACGTAGGTTCATTTTGTCTACGTAAGTGGGATTCATAATTCTACTACGATCATATTCCATTCCAGCAATGTATACTGCCATAGCAGGTGTGCTGTTTAAATAGTTTTCACTGTTTTGTTTTAGAATTGCTGCTGCCTGCCTACTGCTGTCGCCATATATTACAGGCACACGTTGAAGTGTAGTATTGCTGTTTCTGTCTTTGCCAAACTCTACTTGAAAGTTTGATACCATACGTATAAACTGCGTAATATATCTGCGTATTTGTTTGTCGTAGAAAAACTGTTGTAAAGCCATTAGTTATCTGCCTTGGGTGTAAGCGCCTTGCTAAGGCTTTGGCGTGTTGGAAATCTTTCGCCTTCTTGATTAGTGTAAGTTGTAGTATCATTAACAAAGATGCTGCGTAGTGTCTTATTGTCCGGACCTGGAGTCAAGTTAGCGCGAACATTGTCTTCAACTTTGATCCATCTAACACCATCGTAACGGAATAATCTATTCGGCACGTAATCTGTCCTTAATACATATTGCCCGATTGTTGGACTTCCGGGGAAAGAAGTACCAGCAGTTACAGTAAATCCGTTTGGAGCAGTTCCATCACCGCCTAAGTAAGCAGGAATAGCAACATTGGGAGTAGTTGGACTTGTTGTTGCTAATGTTCTAGTACTTCCTGCGTAAGTGTTTGAGTTATCTGCACCAAGACCAGTAGGATCGCCTGGAGCGCCTGTTGGAGTAAGTGGGACAATATAGAGTTCATCCATATTGTTACCGCTTTTATCTACATCTTGTTCTGCTTGTTCTATAATAGCATCGTTTATTTGCAACAACTTACTGAAGTTACTGGACACATTGCCAATTGTTTCAGAAGTGTTTTCGCTGGCTGCGATGTTGTTGAGAATATCTTTGTATTCTTGTGCATCCACTAGCGGAGTCATTTTGATACGCCATAAGTGCGGCCACCAAGTTTGACTGAATCCTTCTGAACTAAAAGTACAGTCCTGTACTACATAAAATCTTTTTAGGACTGCAGGAATTGTGGCATCTAAAGGATAGTAGTCTTTTTTGTGAGGTAGTTCAATAACGTCACCTGACATGATTTTACGTCCCAGCGTAGCAATCATGTCATTTAAGTGAAACGTCATATAAACTGTGTCTGCATTTAAGAATAAACCAAACTGTGTCAAATCAAAATCATTGTCGTTAACAGTGTAAATACCGCGCATGACATAAACGTCTTCGTCATACTTTCTATCTCTATTTTCTAAAAACAACAAGTCCTGTATGTTTTGGGCACTTTGATTCTGATATACGGGCTGTTCCCAATCTTTCCAATAAACACTAATAGGTGTACCATTTGCTATTGTGGTTGTGGTATTGGCACTGATTGTGACTGTGTTTGCTGTACTATTAGCCACAGTGATAGTGGTATTTGCAGCAATACCTATACCCTGTACAGTTTGTCCTGGTTCAAAAGTGCTGACATTAGCAAAACTTAAAACTGTTGTATTGGCACTGACTTCTGACGTAAGTGCATAGGCATTAGCCTGACTGTTCGTGCCAATGTATTTGTGTAAGTAGACTCCGGTGCCACCGATAGTAAACTCTTCGGAAATGCGTTTATCAAAAAATCTATAATCGTTGGTGTGGTTTTCACGCCACATGCTTAATCTTGGCATAAGTCAGAATCCAGTATTCTTATATTTATGGCGATATGAATTGTAAATAGTCCAAAAGTAATGTAGTACTTTGGTACTACTTGCACAATAATGATAAATCTGTTATAATACAGTTTTCCAAGAAGGATCAAAAATGGCTACAGTAGCAGGCGTCAAAGTAAAAGCAAAAAAACCCCGTGCAGTTTCGTTTCACAGTAAACCCACAGACGGTCCAGTTTGGGACACAGAACGAGCCCGGGAACTTCCACAGGAAGAATTTGACCATTTGCTACGTAAAAGCATGAATTATTACAATTACCACTATACTCAAAAAGATTTGAAAAAGTATGTGGTTGAGTGGATGCGCTCAGGCGGCGAGTTTACCAAGGAAGAAGTTAAAAAGTTCGAGCGTAGTAGCGACAGGTTACTGAGTATGACTGCCTGTAGTTTGGTTATGGCACATCGTCAAGGTATGCCATTCCGTGAACGCCATTTAGAGTTTTTGGACACAGAACTGACCCGTGTTTTGGAGGCTGTCACGGAGGACGAGCCTGCGGAGCAAAAGACCGAAGAGGTTGCAGAAGCCTACAAGCCAACTATTCAAGATAGACTACAGGAAAAGACCAGCGAATTAATTGGCGAGATAGAAGGCCATTACGATGAATTGGTTACTGAGGGTAAAACTGAGTTTAAACCTTATGACTTTTTGAGCGGTAATAATGTAGTGCAAAGCCAACTTGGAAAGTACGAAGCACTATTCCAAGCACGCCGTGAAGAACTGGAACTGGCGCAGAAAAAAGCAGATCCGCAATTAGTTGAAGGATACAAGCACTACAAGGCACAGGACTATAAGCGACTGATTGCTTGGATTGACAAACTGTTAGAAGCAGTTGAGCAGTATCGTGGTGTTAAAAAGGCTACCAAAAAAGCCCGTGTTAAGAAAGCACCCAGCAAAGAAAAGCAAATCAGTAAACTCAAATACTGCAAAGAAGATAAGACACTCAAGTTGGTTAGCGTTAATCCTGCAGAAATTATTGGTGCCTCTGAGTTGTGGGTCTACAATACCAAGACACGCAAACTGGGCAAATACATTTCGGCACCCTACAAACAGTTGGGCGTCAAAGGAACCAGTATTGAAGGCTTTGACATCGACAAGAGTGTGTGTAAAACACTACGCAAGCCTGAGGAAAAACTTAAAGAGTTTGCCAAAGCAGGCAAGGTGCAGTTACGTAAATTCCTCGAAGATATTAGAGCAACCGAAACTAAACTTAACGGCAGAATCAGCGCAGATGTGCTGTTACTAAAAGTTGCCTAAAATCACAGTCCTGTTGGCTAAATAAGGTTAACAGGACTTTTTTATGGCTACAGACAATACAGTAATTGTTCCCGACTTACAAACTGACGGCAGTGTAAGAACGCAAAATCTTGGCATGGCTGGATTTATCAGCCAAGAAAGTGCCATTGCCGCTAACGAACAAATACAAACACTCAATCAGCTACGCAACGAAATGATTGACTACATTCGTTTGCGTTTAGGCGATCAAATCGTTGACGTTGAATTAGATAAAGAACATTATGATTTGGCTATCAAGCAGGCCCTGACCAAGTATCGTCAACGTGCTCAAAATAGCACAGAAGAAAGTTATGTATTTTTGGATCTAATTCCCAATGTACAAGAATACATCCTACCCAACAACATTATGGAAGTGCGCCAAATCTTTCGTAGAGGAATTGGTAGCACAACTGGAACAACCGCTAGCCAGTTCGAACCATTTGCTTCAGGTTATTTAAACACTTACATGCTGGTAGCGGGACGTGTGGGTGGGCTGACTAACTACGAACTGTTTACTGCTTACCAAGAACTGGCCATGACCATGTTTGGTGGTTACATCAACTTTAACTGGAACCGTGTAACTAAGAAACTAACCCTAGTTCGTAAAATTCCCTACGATGGTGGTACTGACGTTAAACCAACTGCACTAACAGCCGCAAGCACAGCCACTGGTGCAGTGATTACAATTACACTACCTACCAGCGCAACAACGTACCAGACTAACCTTGCAGTAGGAGACAGCGTTTATATTCAAACCTGCCCGGTACAAGGCTATAGCAGTCAATATCGTATTGCCAGCATTAACAATGATAAGACCGTAATTACAGTTTTGGCTAATCAAACACTAGGTGATATAAGCGTAACAGGAACTAATTTATCCGCAACCACTTTCTTTATTCCGGAACCATTTTACGATGGAAACCAATTAGAAAGTGTGCTACTTTGGGTAAACAACTACAAACCAGACAGTATGTTGCTTAGTGACCCGCAGGTTTATCCTTGGTTGCAGGAGTATGCACTAGCATTTACAAAATCTATTTTGGGACAGGCCCGTGGAAAATTTGCCAGTATTGCAGGACCTCAGGGCGGCACACAACTTAATGGTGCTCAACTATTGCAAGAATCACAGGCGGAAATG